TGAAAATGCAGAGAAGATGAAAAATTATCTGAATGAATATGATAACGCTATGACTATCTATAAAGAGATAGAACAGCTTACTGCTGAATCAGTGACACTTACAGAGAAGATTGAAAAGGCCAGAAGCCTACCAGGAGAGCTTTTACAGAAGTTTTCTTCTCCGATAGAGAACCTAAGTGTTGTAGATGGATCTCCAAGAATCAATGGTTTACCTATTAAGAACTTATCCACAGGTGAACAACTAGCGCTTGCTGTTGATATTGCTGTACTATTAGCAGGAGATCTTAAAGTTATCCTTGTTGATAGATTTGAAAGTCTGGACAAAACATCTCAGGACCTATTCATTAAAAAATGCAAAGAGTCTGGTTGCCAGTTCTTTTTAACTCGTGTGAGTGATACTGAATACAATATTGTAAGCTATGATTAATTAGGCATTTATTGTTTTCTTGTCCGTGTGACCTTGCGGTAGGCCATGCGGAAATCGGGCAATAAGCTTGAGGTAAATCACATTGACGGAATAAAGACTCATAACGAATTAGATAATTTGGAATGGTGTACTAGAAGCGAGAATATGATACATGCTAATATTACTGGACTACAGAAGCCAGTATACGGTGAAAAGAATGGGAAATCTAAGCTTACTATTAAGGAGGTGTCTCTGATAAAGAAGGAACTAGAAAAAGGAGTATTTACAAGAGCAATAGCCAAAAATTTTGGTGTTTCTCAAGGTACAATAATGCAAATAAAAAATAAAAAAACGTGGAGGAATGTACAATGATAGTGACCAGTGAGAACTATTTCGATTTAGAAACAAACAGGGAATATTTTGGATCAACTCAGTATAAAGACTTTAGGAACTGCGAGGCAAGGGCTATGGCCAAGCTAGACGGTTCGTTTGTTCAAAAGATGACTCCAGCTCTTATGATGGGGAAATACCTAGATGCCTGGAACAATGGAGATCTTGACCAGTTCAGAGCTAGGCATCCAGAAATGATAAGCTCTAAAGGCGCTACAATGGGACAGCTAAAAGCAGACTATAGAAAAATCAATGACACTATTGAGTTCATTAAAAAAGACCCACTGCTTATGGAAGTTTTATCTGGAGAAAAACAACGCATCTTTGTTGGTGAAATGTTTGGTACAAAATGGAAGATTGCTGTTGATAGCTATTACAAAAGAGACACAAAGCAAGGAAGAGTCGTTGATCTCAAATATTTAGCGAAACTATTCGGTAGAGAATGGCAAGAAGACCAAGACGGAATAGGCGCATACGTTGGGATATTCCAGTATTGGGGATATTGGGACCAGATTGCTATGTATACTGCTGTTGAACAGCTACAGGAGCGACCAGGAGCGACAGTTATGGTAGATGTAGATGGCCAGGAGCAATCTTTTCCTGATTGGTATGAGCCGTTCATAGCTCCTATAACAAAACAAGATCCTCCAGACAAGGACATTATCTCTTTTAATACTCCTGGGTATTCTTATTATCAATGGATGGAGCAAAAACTTTCAGTTATAGAGGCCTACATGCCAAGAATACTTGCTGTAAAAAGCGGAGAAGTTGAGCCAATTAGATGCGAGACTTGCGACCATTGCAGAGCTACTAAAATGTTGACAGGTACTTCTCATTATTCAAAATACGATATTTAATGATTATCGAGAAGGCCGTAAGGAAAATACTTAGAAAAATGAACAGGAAGGGTATTCCTTGTAAATTGGTGCATCTTTCAGACTATGGCAGTTGCTATATTCATTTTGAGGGAAGCGCTAACGGAATTAGAGTTGCCGACCACAGAGAAAAAGATGGTCTTAAGTACTTATACAATATCCGGGCTGATATTTTTGTTAAGCAGATAAACGATGGGAGATACTTTTTCCCAATATCGCAGACAAGCAAGGCGATAAACTTTATTATCAGAAAAGAGAAAAAAAGAAGGAGGCAAGAAGATTATGACAATAAAAGAAAGAATTAAACCTGTACTTTTGACATTCCATAACTTCAGGATAGTTAAATGTGATGCGAGGAATCTGCAAATACAAGAATTTAGGACATTTAAAAACGCAGACGGTACAACTAGCGAGAAGTGGGACACTAATGCTGAGTCTTATTTCCCGTCAATGCGAGTGGCATTGTCAGCACTTGTTAAGAAAAAGTTATCTGGCGAGCATATAAAGTCCTTAAAAGACGTTATAGAGTCCATTGATAGACTAAATAGTCTTATAGATAAATTGGGAGTTGATAATCCTGGAGGAAAAATATGATAATCGGGATAGACCCAGGTAGATCGGGAAGTATTTCCATGATTGACAATGACGGTAAATATATCGCTAGTTATTTATGGGAAGAACGAGAAAAAGAAGAATGGGTAGAGCTGGCAGATGAAGTCATTGAGGCTGTTGTCATTGAAGATGTTACGTTAAACAGACAAAGCTCTAAAACAATGTCCGGGTTTTATCGCAATGTTGGATGGTGGGAATGTTTCTTTGAGATGCTAGGACACGAATTGATTTATGTTAACCCTAAGGTTTGGCAGAAGCACTTTGGACTGCTGGAAGCGCCTAAAAAGTACTCGACTAATTTTACCAAGAAAGAAAAAGACAAGGCTAAGCGAGAAGCTAGCCAGGCACATAAAGAAAAGCTGAAAGATTTTGCTGTTGAGAAGTTTGGAGTAGAGTTCAGGCGCAAGAAAGATTGGGATAAGGCAGATGCACTTTTGATCGCTGAGTGGTGTAGGTTACATCATGTATAGTTGCGAATCTTGCGTTAGTTCTTACGATGATAGAGGGAATAAACTACCCATGCCAAGAGTATTTAGAGCTTGCCGTAACCTTAAAGAGATGAAATGTCCTTATGGATTAAAACATGCGAAGTTTATTAAAAAGAAACCAGGCTGGCTGTGATAAATAAAGGAGAATAAGATGGAATTAAAAGATTTAACAATAGGGCTTGAACTACCTGATAATAATTTAACAGTATCGTTCGGTGAAAATCCTATGCAACTTAGTATTAGCATGACAGACAAATATACTATAGTGAAACGTATCCAATGGTGGTTGTTTTGCAAGGTATTTCCTTGTCGTATTGTTGAGTTTAGAAAAGGAGATGATAGAGATGAGTGCAAACGATGATAAAAAGGTAGAAGATTCTGGTACCGAAGCAGATTTCGGTACCAAAGATAAGCAAGAGAGTTGGGAAGATACTTATTTCGGCAGAGTAGTAAACGACATATCTATTACAGATGATTATTGTTTGCCACCAATAAAAAAGGGTAAGTTTAAGGAGCTTTTAGAGTTAGAAAATTCTAAAGCAACTATTGAGGCGTTGGGAAAAGTTGAGGGATTTTTACAAACAGGGTTGAAATATCCTGACGCTAAGATTACTTTCAAAGATATTTTATTTGATATAGAGGAGCTTAAAAGCAAAGAATAGGAGATGATAGAGATGAATGTAGAAATTAAACACAAGATTACAGGAAAAGTTATATTGAGTGGAGCGTATGCGTCTATTACGGATTGTTTGGATAAAAACCGAGATGCTGACTTGAGAGATGCTGACTTGAGCGGTGCTGACTTGAGATATGCTAACCTGAGAGATGCTGACTTGGAAGGTGCTTACTTGAGAGATGCTGACTTGAGCGATACTTACTTGAGCGGTGCTGACTTGAGAGATGCTGACTTGAGAGATGCTGACTTGAGCGATGCTGACTTGAGAGATGCTGACTTGAGCGGTGCTTACTTGAGATATGCTAACCTGAGAGATGCTGACTTGAGCGGTGCTGACTTGAGATATGCTAACCTGAGAGATGCTGACTTGGAAGGTGCTTACTTGAGAGATGCTGACTTGAGCGATGCTGACTTGAGAGATGCTGACTTGAGCGGTGCTGACTTGAGAGATGCTGACTTGAGCGGTGCTGACTTGAGAGATGCTGACTTGAGCGGTGCTTACTTGAGCGGTGCTGGTCTATACCTACAAACAGAAATATGGAATATACTCGTAACGCCAACTCACATCAGGATAGGCTGCGAATTTCATACAATAGAAGAATGGTTTAGGTTTGATGATGAAAAAATTGGGAATATGGATAGTAAAGCGTTGGATTGGTGGACAAAGTGGAAGCCGATACTGGAATTAATGATAGCTAAACAAAGAATAGGAG